CGATAGATGTAGCAATTGCTTCACCGAAGAGTTCTTCTACTAAAGAAGCGACATCTTGGTTTGCATCTTCCAATAGTTCATTGGTAAGAGGAGCTAAACCTGTAAGCTTTTTAGCTTCGAGTTTAACATTACCGAATGTTGGAGAACCATCACTACCAGCGTTTCCTTCACCATCCCAAGTAACTGTAGCTGCATTACCCAAAACCGGGAGATTCATAATATCCCGAGTCATTGGAATTTTGCGAGCTAGTTTAGGAATAAGACCGACGTTTTCAACGATACGATCTACAGATGTAGCTGTTTCCTCAGGAACCAACCAACCACCTTCACTATCTACACCCTCACTCATGCCCTTAAGCATAGCTTGGCCATCGAAACCACGCTTCATTGATGCCTTAAGAAAATCAGCAGTTGCGCTTTTTCTCTTAGCAGCCTTTTGCTCTGGGTTTAAACCAGGCAATGCGTTTGCTTGTTCTTCGTTGAATACACCATGTTTAAGATCGATTTTATCGAGACCTAAACGTTTTACTTCTGCTTGCATAGCACCATTGACTGCGGTTGCGATATCCTCAGTCATGCCTTTGCTAACAGCAGCGGCGACGATCTCGCCCATTTTTTCCTGCGTTAATACTTGTGGTTCTGACATATTAAATTAATAGATTAAAGCTTGCGCTCAAAATCCTTCCACTTTGAAAGAGCTATACTTGCGACCTTAACGACCGATTGCATATCACGTTTCAATGCAAAGGCTTGTTCCTGTACTTCTTTTTCTGGTGTCTCAGAGGCATCGAGCAACGCCTGTAATGCACTTACTGCATCCTGCACCAGTGATCTGTTTTTTTGAGACAGAACACGACCTGCCTTTTCTTCGACTACGTAAGATTTTTCTGCGCCATCACTCGTTGGATATTCAGTGATGAGCGAAACAGGTACTTTCTGAGTGTCGTCTGTAGGAGGCAGTTCTTCTTCTTTAGGTTGTTCAACAACGGGCTTCTCTTCTTCTTGGGTCTTTACTTCTAGTTTGAGGTACTTACTTTCAAAGCTCTTTAAACGATCTAATGCGTCTGGATTCGCTGGTACTGATACAAAGCTCAACTCTAATAGTTCCGCCTTCGTAATAGTTGCTCCTGTGCGTTCGTGTGGTATGAATCCAACTGACACTGTCTTCACAAAACCATCGTCGTAGAGAGCACGAACTTCTTGGGCGAATTCAGATCTTGCAAATACCCCCTTTGCGATTACTGAGGTTCCTTCGACTCTGATATCTGTAACTGCACCGATAGGAAGAGACCCGTAGTCATGACCCCAAAGAAGGACAGGGCTCTTTTGAAAATTAGTGAAATCCCAGCCTGAGACTTTAATTACTTCACCGTCTCTATCAACGCCCTCAGTGGTAGCTACTACCTCGAATTCACCATCTCCTACGAATGTTTTCTTTTTTGGAGCTGATTTCTCAATAGCCTCTCTGAGTGCTTTAGCTGCTTTTTCTGTATAAACTTTCACTAATTCTGGGGTTTGCATAAATAAGTTAATTAAGCCTTAGGCTGTCCCTTAATGACTGGTATAATCGTGCACCGACAACGTGGATGTAATTGCGCTATCTCTACTGGGCCGTCATAGTTTGAATAGCCCATCTCTTGAAGTCCTGATACGTCTAAGAAAACCTCATTCAAGTCGACTTCCTTGCCGTGCATGAGTGAGCATTCTGGACATGTTCTTTCATCTAGAGCTGTGTACCAAATCTTGCTTTCTACAACGCTTGATTGGTTCCAAGCTTCTACTTCAGCATGACCTTGAGCACGGTGAACTTCAGTCACAGCAATCAGTTCGGAGCGACTAACTGATAACCCTTCGAGTTGGTTGATTCTTGCAGTTAAAGCTTTGATACCTTCATTGCTGTCTAGGCCGTCTGAGATAGTTTGTCTGATAATGTTGCTGGTATGTTCTGTGACCTCTCCTGCAAACTTCTTCATGCTAGCCTCGATGTACTTGCGAACGTCTGGAGCAGCCAAAGAGAAGTCTTCAGGCTTTAGTCCGAGCATTGCAAACGCTACTTGTCCCTCTGATTCAAAGAAGTCAGTAATGATTGGAGTAATGATACTTATCGTAAGCTCTGTATTTTTAGCTTTGTTGATGAAGTCAGGTACCTTTGCTTTCTTTGAGAACTTCTTGTCGATCTTCATGTAGT